TGATAGCTTTTTATCTAAGAACATACGTCCACTTGTTCTAGTATACCTTACTGTTATATTTACTGCTTTATCTTTTTTTGATGGTAACATTGGAGGCTTCGTTGTCGCGGAGCAATACATACCAATATTCCAATCGTTGTTGATAACAACTTATGGGGCTTACTTCGTAGGAAGGTCTTGGGAAAAAGGTAAAAGATCAAGTGATAATAAATAAATGAAAACAATTAAATTAAATCAAATGGAAAACAAGATTACAGCAGAAGAATTAAAATTAGTTCAGGAGAACCAAGGGAAAATGACTCAAGCGCTGTCTCAAGTAGGTGTATTAGAGGCTCAGAAACACGGGTTAATCTCTCATATTCAAGAACTAAACAAAGAAGTAGAAGACAACAAGAAAGTCTTAGAAGAGAAGTACGGAGCAATCAGTATTAACTTAGAAGACGGAAGCTTCGAGGAAATCAAGAAAGAAGAACAAGAAGCTTAGTATATGTCGTCTATTATAAGAAAAATCAGTATAGGTTCTGACTACAAGAATGACGCAATGCATTACGCTATTGGGCAGTCTGTATATGGAGGTCACGAAATATCTCATATACTGCATGACGAATCTAATAACTCTTATAGTATACATATAAAGAAAAACAACGAGGTATTGCCATGGAAGAAGTTTAATTCTAACATGGCTATATCTGTTGAATATGATTTACAGTATTAATGAGAAGCGTATTCGATTTTATAGTAAAACCTGTAGAAGGAAGATATGATAATGAAATAAAAGTTGGTAATAAGAAGTTGATGTTAAATTCAAGCATCGAAGACTTTAAGTTTATCAGTAGAAAAGCTGAAGTTGTCTCTGTACCTATTGCTTTTAATTCATCTATAAATGTTGGTGACACAATAATAATTCACCACAATGTATTTAGAAGATACTATAATCAAAAAGGCGAAGCCGTTGATAGTAGTAAGCTTTTTAAAGAAAACTTATACTTTTGCCAACCAGATCAAGTCTACTTGTATAAAAGAGACAATGAATGGAAACCAATTGGTACTAGGTGTTTTGTAATGCCGATTAAAAATAACGATCCTTTCTCAATGGATAAAGAGAGAAAGCATATTGGAGTATTAAAAATCGGTAATAAGTCGTTAGAATCGCTAGGAATAAGCGAGGGAGATCTTATAGGTTTTAAACCAAACAGAGAGTTTGAGTTTATAGTAGATGATCAACGACTTTACTGTATGGAATCTAATGATATTTTGTTAAAGTATGAATATAAAGGAAACGAAGAGGAATATAATCCTAGCTGGGCAAAAAGCAGTTGAGGAATTAATTCAGGTAGCTAAAGAAAAGATAGTTGATTCAGATGATGATATATCTGCTGATAGACTAAAGAATGCTGCAGCTACTAAAAAACTAGCTATTTTCGATGCTTTTGAAATACTTAGTAGAATAGAAGAAGAGGAAAAACTATTGGAAGAAAAGCCAAAAGAAGTTAAACAGGAAAAGTCTTTTAAAGGCTTTGCAGAAGGTAGGTCTAAATAATGTACAAGCAAACATTAATAAAGACAATAGAAGACCACGTAAAACCTGCTTTACTAAAAAGAAATAATAGAAATAAAAAGTGGGTCAAAGGATACGATAGTGACCACGATATGGTTATTATAAGTTCTGATGGAACTATAGGTGAGATTGTAGAGATACAGAACTTAAAAATTGCTTTACCTGCCGTTCCACAAGATGTTTACAAATGTTCTGAAAAAAAGGAAGAACAAATGTGGTCTAGGTTAGAATATCCTAAAGAACTTGCAAAAATTAAAAGCGTTTTTGATTGGCAAAAATATCCCACTGATTTTAAAGAAGAATGGTATGGATATATTGACAAAGAGTTTGAGAAAAGGGAAAAAGGTTTTTGGTTCCATAATAATGGCAAGCCAACTTATGTTACTGGTACTCATTACATGTACTTGCAGTGGGCCAAAATTGATGTTGGGGCAGCAGACTATAGGGAATCAAACAGAATATTCTTTTTATTCTGGGAAGCTTGCAAAGCAGATATCCGTTGCTATGGAATGTCATATCTCAAGAACAGAAGGTCAGGTTTTTCGTTCATGGCTTCAGCTGAGACCGTTAACATGGCAACAATATCAACCGACGCACGCTTTGGGATTTTGTCCAAATCTGGTGCCGATGCAAAAAAGATGTTCACAGATAAAGTGGTACCTATCAGCGTTAATTACCCGTTCTTCTTCAAACCGATACAAGACGGTATGGACAGACCAAAGACCGAACTCGCTTATAGAGTTCCAGCCTCCAGGCTTACGAGAAGAAAACTCAACGAAGGTCAAGTCGAAGAGGAAATTGAAGGTCTTGATACCACCATTGACTGGAAAAACACAGGTGACAACTCGTACGATGGGGAAAAACTAAAGTTACTAGTACACGATGAAAGTGGAAAGTGGGAGAGACCTGATAACATATTAAACAACTGGAGAGTTACAAAAACCTGTCTAAGGTTAGGTAGTAGAATCGTAGGTAAATGTATGATGGGTTCTACTTCAAACGCTTTAGAAAAAGGTGGTGGTAATTTTAAAAAATTATATTATGCCTCAGACGTTACGCAACGAAACCGCAATGGACAGACTAGCTCGGGATTATATTCTTTGTTCATACCTATGGAATGGAACTACGAGGGATTCATTGATACTTATGGATTACCTGTATTCGATCAGCCAAAAAAAGGAACAGTAGATCCAAGCGGAATACCTATAACTCACGGAGTAATAGAGCATTGGGAAAACGAAGTAGATGGTTTAAAGAACGACCAAGATGGTGAGGGAATGGGTTAGCGAGCAGATAGATCTGAGGAAACCAAGTGCATGAAAGATCCGAAAGTGAAGTAAGGGAATAAC